AAGTTTGACGATAGCTTTGAAATCAGGTATCTCGGTAACGGCTACTGGCGTTGCTAACTACATAGCTTATGTTAACAANGGTACTTCNACTTTGTATTACGTTAAGAGAACAAGTCAGATATCACTTACAGTTGGAGGAGTAGTTACAATACCAGCTGTTATTATTGGAATACTTGATCCTACACTGTAAATGGATGGAGGAGGTATATAGATGGCATCAGCATTAAGTAACCATTTTAAGTATCAGTTGGCAAAGAAGCAAATTGACATGGGTGCTGATATATTTAAGTTGATCTTGATGAACACTGGATTTACGTTCAATAAAGATTCACATGCTACGTTGACTGATGTTAGTGCATCTGAATTGGCTAATGGGAATGGTTACACAACTGGAGGAGTAACATTAGCCAATTCAANTGTTACTGAAGATGACTCAGTAGATAAAGCAATTACTGTTTTTGATAATATTACCTTTACGGCGAGTGNAGGTAGCTTAGGTCCAACTCCTGGTGCTATTGTTTATGATGATACTACAAGTGATGATACCATTGTAGGTTATATTGATTTCATTACTGAACGTACTATTACAGTTGGGAATAATTTGCTTATCCAAAACATCGCAGTAAATATTGCATAAAGGTGACAGCACATGAGCCTTTCTTGGATTGGTGCAGCTGCGCATGTTGCTTACGACCCTATTAAAGGGCTAGTAGAACTTGGCGGATATCTTTATGGTGTTTCTTACTATGGCCACTTATTCAGGTGGAATGGTGTAGATACTTGGACTAAGGTAGCTGAAAGATACGCTGTAAACGAAAGTTGCTCATACGGCGCTATTACAGTATTTAATGGTGAGATTTTTGTAGGTACTAGTTATAATGGTTACTTACTTAAATGGAATGGAAGTAATGCATATGATCTAGTAGCTCCAAAATATAATACTGATGTAACTAAGATATATGATTTAAAAGTATTTAATAATGAACTGTATGCAGGAACAGGTAATACAAATTGTAATATTCTTAAGTGGAATGGAAGTAATGCTTGGACATATGTATCAGGTAGGATTTCCGGAACTGTCGATGTAGGTGTTAGAAGTTTAGTTGTGTTTAATAATAAACTCTATGGTAACTGCTATCCCAGTGGTAAATTAGGGGAACTATCTGGCAGTACATTACTTGATAAAGGTACGTTATCAGATAGTCCCGCAGATGCTGCATGTGTGCATAATAATAAGTTATATGCTGCNACATCTTATGATTATGGACTTCTATTTGAATGGGATGGCGTAAGTACGTTTGTACAAAAAGCTGGGCAGTATGGTACAGAAGGGCAAATTTACGGACTTATCTCGCACGACGGAAGTCTTTACGGGTCTACAGGTAATGGCCGATTATTAAAGTGGAATGAAAGCGATGCTTGGGTACTTGAAGCTGATACACTTGGTACTGGCTGCACTGTGTTTTGTCTGCATACCTTTAGTGTTGACAGTAAACTGTACGGTGGAAGTGATCAAGTCAATGGGTTTACTCTACTGCGCGCAGATGTTCCGCCTATTTTAGGTGACCTAACTTGTACTGGTGAAATACTTGCTGATTGCATTGGTGGAGAAACTACAGTAGTCGGCAGTTCATTTACAGCTACCGCAAATATTTTTAGTACTGTTGATACAGCAATTTATATAACTGAAACTTTTCCGGATATAGCAGTAATAATAGAAGGAACTGCTGCATGTTTTGATGTATCATTGCATTTACAAGTAAGCGATTTTGTGGTACCTCAAGTAGTAATATATGAAGGCTCTGGTAGCTTTAAGGTTGATTGGAGTATACAGGGATACGGAGGAGCCGAATGCGTATTAGATGTTGACTGGGATATAGATGTAGTAGGAATTGTTGAAAATACAGGTATCGCTGCGATAGCTATTGGTGCAGGGTTGCTTAGTATATCCGGCGGGGCTAGTGGAAGTATAGCGATCGGAGCAAGTGATCTAGCGAGTACTGGATTAGCGGAGTATGTAGCTACATGCTCTTTGGCTATTGGTGCTGGGAGTATAGCAGCTGTAGGTAATGTTGATAGTGTTGGGAATGTAAGTATTGTTATAGGTCCAGCAATGCTAACAGCTATTGGTGTACCTGAATCTAACGGTATTGCTGCTATAACTATAGGTGCAGCGACGTTAAGTATTGAAGCTTCCCCTGGTGGATTTGGGGCAGCAACGCTAAATACTGACTGGGGTATATCAATCACTGGTGCCGGAGGAGTATTTGGAACTGCAGCAATTACGCTACCGCCTGCCGTGATCAATGCACTGAGTGCTGGAACAACTCAAGCACATTTACTTTATAATCGTTGGCGGCAGTAGAAGTAAAGGTGTATATGATAAGTACAACATCATTCAGAGTTTATGGTGATAAGAAAGTAGCAGCAAACTTAAAGCATATGTCAGAACATTTACTTAGTTTGCTACTACAAGAAATACACTGGAATAATCTTTCTCAGCTTAAACGAGTATACAGTATTCAATCTTGTACATTATCGCCTATGGGCGCTGAAATTGTTGTATCATCTTGTTTTGGAGTGAATACTATTCAGGTATATGTGCCCAGTGGATCGGCAGAGCACAAAAAGAAAAGGACAGTTAAGAAAGTTTGTCTGCATCTTAAGATTTACTCAAAAGATTACTCCGAAGAGCGTATTGGATACTCGCTTATTTGGGATATAGCAGCTAATCGTTTTCCAGTGGAGTTTGGAATAAGTGGAATTGTTAAAACTGACATGCTTGGCGGTTTCCTACGTCAAACAAGCGGTAAATCCAAACCATTATTCGAGGTTGAAGATGGTGTAACTTTCAATGACGTCTTACAAAATCGTGTAGTTAAGTGGAGCAATACAGAAAATATTCATTACCATGTTCCTGTTTTATTAGATAAGATGGATAATGATGAGCATCCTTATTATAATCTATACTTGCAGAATACCAATGGTGTCATAACTGATCTGGATGGGTGGATTGAAGAAAATGTTGATGGTACTGAATATCTTACTGAATGCGGTGATTGGAGCGTAGAGACAAATCCAACTTGTCTTCGTGACACTATGTTTGGAGAGCGCCCAGATCCGCCGTTTCCGACTGCTGAAATAGAAGCTGAGCAAGTTGCCTATGACTATTGGTGGCACTTGTATGGAATTTATTACTACGGGAATTATAATGACACTGGTGGGCCGGTCACTCTTCAGATGGTTGATGATGCATACCAAGTTTATTTAGCCGCTGAGGCTGCCTGTGATGCAGCTTGGGCAGCGCGGCAAGCTATAATCGATGCCTGGGTAGCTTTATTTACTGCGTGGGGAAATGCAGTAAACAATGATTACTTTGTAGNGAATCTTCCGTGGCTTAAACGTTTCAGTACAGTAAACTCTAATTCCAACGACCAGACACGTCCGCAGACATCTGGTACTAAGTGTTATGATGGCACAGTAGCAGACGTGAGAACTGTTTGGGTGTCACCAAGCTTTGATAGCTCATGGAGTCGGTATGCGTGGCTTCCTAGTGGCTCAGGGGCANCAGATTATGGCTGGCAAGGAGATGATAACTATGAGCATTTTCTNGATGGTCAAACTTATCATGAGCATACAAACACTGTTATAGTTGAACGAGCACATTACCTGACAGCATTCTTTTATTTCCAAGATTATTTCTTTCATCTTTATAACAGCCACACACCAGCTTTACATGATTACATTAAAGCACCTATTCTGCCATCTTTCTCTAAGAAAGCTAAGGAAACTTCAGAGGATGTTACACATTTTAATGTTAAGTTAACATCGGAATACTCAGAAAAAACATCTTACTTTGAGCCAAGGTTTACGTTTCCTCCAGATGATCCTTACAATGAATATTATAAGTGGGAGAATACGCTTGATACATATTCAGGAAACAAAAATAATAAGATACACATTCACACCTGGGAATTCTTTACTCCCTTAGGAAGTATCGGGACCATAGAAAGTAGTGTTACGCAAATTGAAGAATACAGTAAGCATGGAGATTGGCGTGGATTAGCGTGGCCTGATGCGAGTGAGATAAAAAGTATTGATTCTGAATTACTTAATGTAAAGTTTTTCTGGGGACGTCCATCATATCTTGGGGCGTATTCTAAAGATGGAATTGTGCAGATTTATGCGTATGACTTCAACTATCATAATATCACAAACTATCCAGTTATGACAAACCTTGGCTTTACTGCTGACGGAGTATTTTATCCGTTTAGATACAACTGCTTCTTTCCAAATTACTCAAATCAATTATGGTCATATACTCACTTTTCGAATGTAAAGAAAGTAGAAGATGAAGCTCTGATTAAAGGAGAACGGCAGTTGATTGTTGGAGCATCTGCCTCACTTAAATCTGGAAGTCCATTAACAGACATGGAACGCAATCTAAAACTTGAAAACGCAGTAAAAGAATTATTTGATACATACTATCTTGAAAATAACTTACCCCTTACAGAGGTAGATGAGGATTATAAAGTTGAACTAACTATTGTTACAATAAGTAAAGAGATGGAGGAGTAATGATAGCAGCAAGTATGGCATTTGATACACTGGCTGTTACGGAGTACGGGGACTTTAACTTTAATTCCATGTGCCTCGGGGAAAATGGAGTACCACTAGGGTTCAGTGAAAGTGGATTATTTGTACTTGAAAAACCGGCGAGTATTTCGTATCCAGTTAACAGTGAAGTCATCTTTCCAATGACTGACTTTGGGTCGCATCACTTAAAACGGATAAGGTATATTAACATAGCTGGTGTTTTCGGTGGGAACATTCTGGTTGAAGTGAGCCATAAGACGGCAACGGCGAGTAAAACTATTGTTGTCACAAGTACCAACCAGTATTCTTTTTTTAAAGTCATGATACCAAGGATTGCCCCGAGCCCTAAGCTGGCTGTTCGAATAGCCAGTATATCTGGAACAACTATGTCTATAAATGCTGTAACATTGCACTTAGTTATTGTAAATAGAGTAGATAAATCGTAAATCGTGCAGTAATTATTTATTGTTGGAGGTAAAGCATGTCTGAGTATCCAGTTCCTTACGAGAACGAAGTCTATTCCAGAATGGATGGTAAGATAGCGCAGGTCGAGACTATCTTAGAAGATAGCTTGGTTACGCTAAATGCCTTTGTCGAAGACATGCAAGATATGCTTACGTACCACGTTGACTTAAGCAGTCTTAACTTTGCCGTGCCCGGGCTAGATATTAATATTCACAGTGTTGAGCCTCCAAGTAACATTATCATAAACACTCCTTCAGTAAACTATCCTGAGCGAGAGCAGTTAACTTCGATAACGATTCCAGATGTAGTATTTCCATCTGACGATACCATCGCCCCTGTTCTCCCGGAACGAGCGGAGTTAGTGATTCCAGATAGGGAACTTGGTGTATCTGCGCCGAGTATTACTGGGGAAGTTTCTCTTCCAGCAGCGCCGGAGTTTGTCTTTCCNTCCCCGCCGACTCTTTCTGAAATCAACATACCAGAGTTTTCTGGTTTTACAATCCCTTCATATGATGTTGAAGCACCGGAGTTTACAGTTGCTGATCTTACAAACACTTTCAATTACGAAGATCCTACATACAATTCTACTCTTGGACCTATCGTACAGGCGTGGCTTGAAGATTCGGTAGCTAATGGTACAACGGGTTTATCTGCTGAAGTCGAACAGGCAATGTATGCCAATGCTCGTAGTCGACTTGAAGAAGAATTCGAAACAGCGTATAGGAAAGAACTGGAATACTTCGCTTCGCGTGGATTCACAACCCCCACCGGCGCGCTTCAAGCTGCACTGCGTACTGTTCAGAAAGAATTTAACCGACGACTTCAGGAACAGAACAATGAAATCTTGATCAAACAAGCTGATCTCACACAGAAGAATAAACAATTTGCTGTCGAAGTCGGCGTGAAGATGGAAGGTTTGCTCAGGGATTTCTTCACACAAACTGCGGCAAGACTACTGGAAAAAGAAAAGACAGCTATAGAAACAGCTGTTGCTATTCACACCAGCAAGATAAATGCTTACAATGCTAGGTGCAAAGCGTTGGAAGCGAAGTCTACTGCAATGGATATACACCTGAAGATGCTCGGGTTAATGGTTGAGGAATACAAGGCCCGCTTGGATGCAGCAAAGGCCAATGGAACCATCCAGCAACTCGAAGTTGAAAACTACACGGCGCTGCTTAATGCTGTGAAGATTCGTGGAGATGTTTACGAGACTCAGATAAAAGCATCCCTTGCAGTTCTCGAAGTCGATAAAGCAAAACTCGATATGTACAGAAATCAAATCGAGGCCTTTGTAGCGCAAGTAAATGCTGACCAAGCGAAGGTTGCAGTACGTACGGCGCAACTGCAAGGAGATGAGACGAAAGCAAAAGTCTACTCCGAAACCATGCGAGGTTACATTGCTCGTGTTGAAGCTATTAAAGCCAGGAGTGATGTTGACATTGCAAGGGCTACGTTCCAGCATCAGATAGATAACTTAGCTAAACTGGATTACTATAAGACTGACATTGCTCGGGCGGAGTCTGAACTCTCGAGTTTAACTGAAATCGAAAAGCTCAAGATGGCTGAGTACCAAACTCGTGCTGGCGTTTTTCAGACTATGGTTCAGGCAGGGACGGTGGAAGCTGATATTCAAATTAAGGAATACACAGCGCAGCTGCAGTACGCCGGGGCCATGCTGGATAAAGCAATCAAAGAAGCAGAACTTAATCAGCAAGCTTCGCTTCAAGAGAATAACACTAAACTTGAAAGCCTCAAGGCAGTTGCTAACGTCATGGCTCAGTTAGTCGCTAGTGCCCTTAGCGCCGTCAATGCTTCTATCCAAATGGGTTATAGCGGTGGATATAATATCAGCGGTACAGCTCAACTCGGTACGAATAAAAGCGAACAGCATATTTACCAGGATTACTGCGACGCAACTTGCTCAGGCACCTAACTAGAAAGGATATCTAATGGCAGACAGTTGGGAATACGACAGACGAAGAGCAGATACGCTTGCTATAATTGACAGGCGCGCTGCCGAAAAGCGGAAACAGGAGCTGGACGTACAGGCTCTTAAGAACATTCCTGACCTCGGGCGTAATGCAATAGACAAACAACTCGTTGACTGGAAAGTTAGCCCTACCAGACAACGAGAGCAACTCGCAGTAATAGACGCGCAGAATAAACCCGCGATGACTAAGCTCGGCTACGATACCAGTCGTCTTGCGCAGCAACGAGCTTTAGAACTCGAGCGTGCTCGAACAGCGCCCAGTATGCTAGAAGCAGAGACACTGAAAAAGTACTACGAATCAATGGCCAGGCCATCTGATCTTACTGGAGATGTACGTGCTGCACTTGGAATCGGTTCAGGTACAGCCACTGATCAAGTAGCCCAAACACCATCAGTACCGTCCCCGGCTGCACCTAAGTCTGCTATTGACGCAGCTTTTACGCCAACTCTTTTAGGTCCAATTCCTAACGTTTCTTCTCTTGCTACCCCAATGATCTTCAATCAAGCTGCACAGCAAGAAAACGAAGACGCTATAAGAAAAAAGAATCGTAACAGAGTTTTTCAAAACCAACTTGTAAGCTTTGCTACTCCAATGTCGTAAACGGAGAATGTTCTTTTTAGTCATACTCACATAAACGAAAGAGAGCGCAATGGGATTGAGCGGAGTAGTTAATAAATTGCTGGGTGAGAGGCAACGAAGAGAAGACTTGTTGGCTCGTCCAGATGAGATAGATAATCTGGTTGCTAAGGAAGTGGATTATCTTCAACCTGTTGTAGCGAAAGTGCAGTGGGGAAAGCACCCGGATAAGATCACTGCAATTGATGCGGCGATTCCAGATGATCATCCGATGAAGGGATTTCCGAAGAGGGTAAGGGAGGGGACGGAGAAGCTGCTGGCAATGCCGGAGTTTAGTAGGTACGGGGCGAAGGATATTGCCAAGGCTGTGACAATGGCGGAGTTGGAGAGGCCAGGAGAAAATGGGCTGAGTACGCTGGAAGGGGCGTATAAGTTTAAAAGAGAAGCTGACTCTGGGTTGCTGCAGTTTGGGGAGAATAAGAAGGTTAAGAGGTTGCCTGGGTATGATGAGTGGGTAGCTGGGAAAAGGGCGGCAGAAGATAAGGCGTATAAGGAGGAATCATGGCTGGCAAGTCCGCAAGATGTATTGGAGGCAGGCGCTATGGGCGCTGGAATGGGCGGAGTGCTAAGTGGTGTACTGAGTGGCGGCGCAGCGGCACCAGCAGGGGCAGTAACAGGAGCACTGAGTTTTGCGGCGTCAGAGATACCCGCGCATCCACTGAGAAAGTTGCTGCATGGAACGGAGTGGTATCGTGCCAGGGAGGATTCTGGTAGGCTGATTGATAAGGTGAAGTTGTTTGCGGCCGATATGCTGCCGGATGTGGGAGGTGCGATAGGGGCAGAGAAGGGAGCAGTTAAAGCGTTAGGCGGGTTGGCGAAAGCTGGGGCGTTCGGGGTCGAGGCAGGGAATGCGCTGCGTAGGTTTCCTAATGCGAGTAATGCTATTGAAGCTGGGAAAGCTGCGCTGAGAAGTAAAGTTGCTGATGAAGCAATCGAGGGGTTCTTTAAGAAGACTGATGCTAAGGGTGTGCTTTATGATCATATTAAGAGAATGCAAGAAGGAGGTCTGGCGCAGGTAGAAGAAGGGTTGAGGTTAAGATCTCCGGAAGTGTATGCGCAGCATATGGAAGATAAAGCTGCGAGTGCGGCGGAGGGGTTGTTTGCGCAGAGTAAAAAGAGATCGAGGCAATTGGACTGGCTGGATCAGGCCAGGGCTGAGATGCGGAGACCCGGGACATGGCAGGAAGAAGGTGGTGAGGTTGCTGAGCACGGGCATGTCTTTAAGTTTGTAAACGGAAAACCTCAATTCGCACCGCCGAAGGTTGAAGGGGAAGTTCCTCGAATGCCGGAGAGACCTGTTATACGGTCGGAGTATCCGGATAAAAGGGAGGAGATAGCGCGCCAGGTACAGGGATTCAGAGAAAAACAGGAGGCTAACTGGCGTAAGATATTTGGAGAGTTAGATGATGAATCTGCTGATATGGCTTTGCAGCAAGCTGAAAACGGTACTGCTATTGACGATGCTATTAAAGATGCTAGTCTTGCGCAGAAAGCTGTGCAACAGTCCGTTATCAGATCGGATACTTGGTGGTCGAGTACGCCAGAAGATATTGCTGAAAGCTGGCGAACGGCGACAGCTAAGAAAACAAAAGAAGTTGATGATGCACTTGAAGCAAAAAGAAGGATGTGGGAAAAGGATAACTCTGAGGAGCTTAGTGGGCTGAAGAAGAGTAGTGAAGCAAGGGCAGTGACTGGAGCGAATCTTTTTGGGAGTGGAAGTGGGAAGATTGCTGGGACGTTGGAAGCAGTCGAAGGTAAGCGGGCTGCTGAGAGAATGCGGGGTGTTTTAACGTGAGGAAGATGTTAAAGCGTTTGGGTATAAGGGAGTTAAGGAAGCTGAAGATGATTTAGTGAAGTTTTTTGATGACTTGGAGAGTGAAAGGACTTTTCCAGAAGAGCCAAGGGATATAGTTAGTAAAGTTGATAATACTGACGTAGTTGTTAAGAATCTTGAAACGCCAGTAAAGCAAATACATGATGTTGACTATAACTGGAATCATGAAAACTTACGTAACATTATCAGCGGCTTGCATCACGGAGATCCGACTCAGGCACTGTACGGTAGTTTTGGTAAAACTGGTTTCAAGATGTCTAAGATTCTTAATGATGAAATGGCAGCGAGACCGATGTCTGAGTGGAGGGATATTGAACCTCATAGGATACTTGATGCTGTTGGGATACGGCCTAAAGCTGGAACTGTTACTGCTGAGGAAGTAGGTAAAGTTATAGGTAAGAGTGGTAGTGGTAATGGTGGGACTAGTCTGAAGTCTATAATGCTCCCGATGTTAGCTACTGGGTCCATTGCTTTAGCTAGTATCTTCGGGCCAGATGAAGCAGAGGCGTCACCACTGTCCGCGGTTAAGAATGTAGTACCCAAAGTACTCGAGCCCATGTTGGCTAAGGCAGAAGGTATAAGCGCAAAAGAAGCACTGATTAAAAAGATTTCTGACCTTCGGCTTGACTCAAAACCAGTTGATCCTATGAATCCGTTTAAGTTGCCGGTGATGCAGGAGCAGTTAAATGTCGCAAAGGCAGCGGCGGATAAGCTTGGAAATACACTGAAGACGGTTATTCGTAATAAGAATTTGCCGTTTAAACTTGACAGAATCATGTCACCTCATCCGTTCGGGAATATCTATTATAGTGTGGACAGTAATCCTGCGGTACAGCTGGCGAGTATGCAAAATGCTATGGGGAATAATACTCGTATAGCGTTCGAGGTGATGGAGAATATATTCAGTAAGGTTACTGGGCTGAAAGATACACAGCAGGCTGCAAGAAAAGAAGCAATAGCTTTAATGGAGCCGATAGCAAAGAGGTATGCTGGCGACATTGGAGCTATGCGGGCGATGGAGACGCAATTGGAAGCTGATAAGCGTGCTTTGTCCGGGCTGCGAAAGTACAGTAACAACAGACCCGAAAGACTTGAAAAAGTAAAGGGTAAAATTGAAAAGCTCGAGAACAGGATTCCGCAGTTAGAAAAAGAGATTACTAATATGAGACCTGTACTTGAGGACTTCAATGCTGAATGGACTCGAAGCGCGCAGATTCTTGCTGATAAGTACCCAAGTGCTAGGATTGCACTTGCAGCAGAGGATACAGCTGATTTTAAATATTATCCTTGGCTAAAGGGAAAGTTGTCTTACGAAGAAAGAGCTGCGGTTGCAAGGATTCAGGACTTTCATAATAGCTACGCTGTAAGGATTGAAGATAGTCCTGGACTGCACGCGATTAAAGACAGACCGTTTGTGCATCATGCTTGGCATCCGGCCTGGGATGATAATGCAGCAGCGAAGAGATTGGCAGAGTTAAATATAGATGCTGTCAATGCAACGCCTTATAGCAAGTTTCATCAGAGAACTAAGTACAGTAAAATGATGGTTCCAGAAATTGGATACAATATGGAGCGGTATATACCTGACGCTGAGAAAAGAATCCAGTGGTCCAAGTTCTGGGATAAAGGAAACGTAAATGGCTGGGATGCTCATATGAACAGTACGTTTGTGCAAGGTAGCGAGCCGTTAAGAGCATTCTGGAATCGAGTAAAAGAATCTAGTATTCCCGCCCCGAACACTACTGGGAACATATGGGCAAACAGATATGCGGCGTTTGAGGTGTTAAGGTTAATTGGCTTCGCCCCATCAGTTGCGTTTAAACACTTCTTTAAGAACGAAGGTACGTGGTCAACGCTGGGGATTCGGGAGTCATTCGCGCATATACCTGAAGCAGGGAATACGGCTTATAGAATCTGGGCTAGGAAGTCTGCTAACAGGGGAGTGTTAAATAGTCTTGGGCTGAAAGGCCCGGGCTTACAGAACCAAGCGATAGATCAATACGTTGGAAGCTTTGCACATACACATAAGTTGATGTCTATCCTCGGCGATTTCGATCTGCAATCTGTTGCTCGAAGCAATGGTATCATGGGCGGCTTTGATGAGGTTATCAAAAGAATCAATGATAAAGGATCTGTTCTAGTTGGAGCTATTGAGTCATTTGATAGAGCACATAGTGTACTAGCGGCGACTGAAATGGCTATGAAACGTGGTATGACTGCGCAGCAAGCTGTTTACGGAATCTATGATACTATCTTGAAGAATAACTTCCTGGGTGGATCACTTAACCCCGGCTGGCTCAAAGATCCGAAGATGAGAACACTGATGTTGTTTCAGTCTACGCCGTTCAAAATCTGGGAGCGCCGGATGGTAACGGCATATAGAGCTAATAGGGCTATTAAGTTAGCCGGGCAAACACTCAAAGGCTCTTCCCTCGGCGATGTTATTGAGCAAATGCGCGGGTTAAAAGCTACTATTAAGGAAGGCGAGGATGGTTTCAAGGCTAACCTTATCCGCGATGCTCTCAGCTCTGAAAAAGATTTCTTCGGTACGCCAGTTACTAAACAACTCGTTAAGGAAATGATTCTCTCTGGTATGATCATCGGCGGAGGTGGGATGCTTGGGCTAGATCTCATGCCACAAGTAGGTCATTTACCTTTCATCAATGCTGAGAAAGCTGAACCTACATTAAGAACTGCGCCTATTGTCGGTGGAGTTTTTGAAACAATGGCCCGGCGGCATCATGCAGCTAAGAACGAAGAGGAACCTGAATTCTTTGTGTCAGATTTTATACGTAATTGGCTTGGCTCCAGTGGCTTCATACCGCTTACAGTACATAGAGCTATGCGATTAAGTCGTAATGATATCCCTGAGATCTACAAAGACAGCCCATTGCAGTATATCTTCTCAGTCCCATCGAAGTAATTCCTTTCTTTTCCAGCTAAAAAGGCGGTAGGAGCTTTCACTCCTATCGCCTCTTTTCGTTTAGTTAAGAATGCCTAAAAAGAACATTCTTATTCTTTGTACACATCTGGCTCATCGAGAGCAGTTTTAAGTTTGTTGTATATGAACTGAGCGTAGTGCGCTATTTTAAGAACATCGCGGAGTTTTTCCTTATTTCCGCGTGTGTTACTGTTACGACGGTTGTAGTATCTGTTGAGGTTTGACCAGCATTCGTCGATGGTAAACCTATCTGCTTGTTCATCTCCTTCTGGATTACCGTACTGTACTTTTGTATACTGCTCAATGTGAAGTTCTACTTGTTTGCTAAAATCGCGCCATTGTTCCAGACGTTGGTATTCAGATACTGTATTAGCGGTTGTCTCCGGAGCCATGAAGTGTGTTCCTTTCTTTTCTGGAAAGAAGTTTCTGGATGTTTGAAGATGCGGCATGGTTAAGGCTTAGTGATAATTCAGAACATAGTTGAGCAAGATACCATAAGCAATCTCCGATTTCTTTTTCGAGATCATTGAAGGCTTCGTCAGGAATGATGCAGTTGTAATCTCGGTAGATCTTTTTTATCTTATTACAGAGTTCTCCAGCTTCCCCGGCGAGACCTAAGCTACAATACATAAGTCCTGCCATTGAATGCTGATTTGGGTACACGGCAGTTTTATTTGCCTTAATTTGGTAGTCAATGAAGTCCATTTAGCATGTTTCCTTGACTGCCCAGACGTAGTAGATACCGGGCTCGCCTTGAGGGGAGTGAAAGCGACGTTCGACGCTGCCGTTACGGATGGCAGTATCAATTACGTTGTCGAATTTCTTAGAGTCGATATCCCGCCAGACCATGTGGAGTAAAGCTTTTTCAGAGATGACTTTGTGTTGCTGGACTATGGACATGATTAAGTCAACATCGGAGGTAATATCACTGCGACCGATAGCGCTGAATGTCTTGCCCATACGGAGTTCAACTTCTTCAAGATAATCAATAGCTTCTTCAAAGGTTTCCCACTCGAGTACCAAGGAGTTAGAGCGCGATGCACTAATAATAATGGCGAGTTTTTGAATGAACATTTGCTTGCGAGAATACCAGCCGTTGAAGGCGGGATCTCTGCAGATTCGGCGAGGGGATCGTTCATCGTAAGCATTGTACCAGTTGATCCACTCTTGTCGGCAGGAGGGGCTGAATTCATATGCTCCTGCGATACGAGAGATGACTGATAGGTCATGGATAAGTGCTTCCTTTAAAGGTTGTGATGGGTTTTCTGGGATAGGTACACGCTTGGTGCGGCCCGAGGCCCAGACAAAGATCATACGGGTTGTAAGACCGCCGCCGATTGCGCTGGGTGGCAGGCAACTTGCTAGTGACTCTGGAGTTGTTGCGCCCAGGAGGTTAAGGAAAACTGCCGGGGCAATGTTGCTGCCAGAGGACTTTGTCTTGTACTTCCAGGGAAGTTCCTCGCAATCGAACAAGTCAGTAAGGAGGACTAGCATTTTAGTGTTCTCCTTCTTTTGTCCGAGGAATGATTCGAATTCCCTGGAAATAATGTTAAGGGACGCATGCCGGAAGGTTGTGCCGTCTGGCATAGGTTCATCAGCGGCGACTTGTTCAAGTTCCTGTATTAAAGCTTCTTTTGTGATAGCGTCTGAGGATGTTGCTATTCCAGCGATTTCACTGAGTAACCGTGTGCCGTAAGATATTGCTTGTGTCTTACGCGCTATGCCTGGCTCAGCTACTAGAACAATGTAAAGATTAGGGTACATGCGTAAGCGCCCAAAGTTAAGCCAGGTCTTTTTACGTAAGGCAGCTGCTACAGTACTAATTGCTACCCACTTGTGAAATAGTGGGGCAGATTCAGTATCACGTGTGTACTCCATATAGGATTCGAGCCAATTGTCTAGTTTCCTGTTCACATTGAACTCCGCATTGATTAGCTGCGATGAGATGGAGTAATGACATCATCAAGGAACTCCTTGTGTTCGAGGTGTTTGTAGGTGTCAGAAAGAAATTGGCTCCACTGTGGAAGTCGATGTGTTAGTCGTTGTTGGAAGATGTTTCTAAGGGTTTTGTAGTTAGTGGTTACGATACGGCGCTGAAGGAAACCCTCGGGAAGATTGTTCTTGACTTCGGTAAATTCCTTGTGGTAAATCATGGTGTTGAGGCGAGTGAGGATAGCTGGATCTACCCCGCCGTCTTCGAAGTCGTCGAAGTCAAGTTCACGTTTGAGAATAGTGTGCATGGTTGATTCACTCTGTTTGGTCATGCCTACTCGGTAAGTATCAAATTCCTGCCACCAGTAGCGAGGAGCTTGAATGTCAAGCCAGACGCAGATGGACTCGAGGAATTTGTTGTGGCCGCTGGCCTTAGATGCAAGGGTTACAGCAACTTCCTTAGCTCGTGTATCGTTAATGCCGTAGCTAAGGGATAGCCCGAGGATAGCCTCTTCGTATCCGTGCTCTGAGATAATGTGTACTTTCATTGACTTAGTCCTTTACGTAGTCGAAGTTTAGCTTAGCAAATTCTCCGAATAAAGTTATTGCTGCTTTATCATAAGCTTTTGCTGCATCTTCTGCTACTACGAAGTAACCTAAATGGCGCATTTTTAATCCTTAACAAAATCAGTGTATTCTACTTCCTCCAAATCTCCCCAGGTATCACCGACTGAAAAATCACAATCTATCTGGAAAGTCATGCCGTTACAAGTAAGCGGGATAAGCATCTCCTTTCTGACAAGCTTCATTACCGTGGGGATTTCCTCTTCCGGGCAGTAGAAGTAAACTGCATCGTGAAGCTGTGCCCACATATGAATGTACTCGCCATGTTTCTCGTAGATGTTACAGAGGGCGAGGTTCATAAGATCGCCAACTGTTGACTGCGGCTTGTAGCTGTAAGCGGAACGGAAAAGATTATCTCCCCAGCGCTCGGTAAACTTATGTTTACGCCCGAGGAGGTTGGTAAGAGTACGTGTCTGCTTTAGCTCTTCTTGAATGCGAGATTGCCAAAGACGAAGCTGCGGGCAGGTGTTGTGGTAAGTCTGCATAAGCTTCTTGGCTTCGGCAAGGGAAACATTGAGCTTTGAAGCTAAAACTCCTGGACCAGCACTGTAGTTGTTAGCGTGGCGGATTGTCTTGCCGACGTCGCGCTGTTTCTTCTCGACGGAGTTGATGTCGAGGCCGAACATCTGGGCCGCGGTTAACTTATGAACATCGAGGTTATTCTTGGTACGATACTCACGAGTTTGTCCAAAGCTTTCCTCGAACATTCTGATTAACTTCATGTCCTGGATAAGGTATGCGACTACAACCGCTTCTGCCTGCATGTAATCAGGTGATACGATCTTGTACCCAGGGAAGTCGTATATCTTACGTGCTTTCTTAGGAATGTTCTGGTTGTTGCCTGGCCCATAGGGAAGAATAATACTGGCCGACGAGGACCAACGGCCAAATGACTTATANTGATCTTCATCGTCAACAACAAAGCCCTTCGTCTCGCGCTGCATAGTAGCACCTGTGATATTATAACAGGTATGTATTCTACCATCAGGCGAGACTGTTGTGTCGACAAACTGCTTAAGTTTGTTAAGTTTTTTGAACTCCATGATCTTATCAAGCACAGGGTTGCTTGATATTCTTGAGAGCTTCTTAAGGGCTTCGGCATCGGCTGTCACCTTTCTAGCCTCGAATTTAGACTTACGCCGTTTGTACTGTTCTGGTAGGCCGAGGTCAACGTAGAGTACGTTTTTCATTTGAAGCGGAGAATTGAGGTTTACTTTCTTCCCTAAGAGCTGCTCTATTTCTTTCTCCAAATATTGGAGTCGAGGCACAATGCCCTTAGGCTTTCCCTCTTCGTCAGTCGCCGGGGAGTGTAACATATCCTGCTGCCGTTGACGGTTAACAGGAACTCCCTGGAGCTGCATCATTGATGCGGGATATATCTGTCGCATCTCAAAGTTGAACGTATCCATAACTCCTTGCCGGACCATCTCAGCTTCAAGAACTTTCCAGATGCCGAAGGTATTAGCAGCGTCACCTGCATTGTACAGCGTCGGAAGAGAAGCCTGTGTATGCTTCCAGGCAGGAACATTGAGACAAAGACTAGCCAAAAAGCCCAAGCTGCGCGGGCTCTCCGGCCAAGCGACGTGGCCTGCGACGAGAGTATCTGCATGTAGTTTCCTTACTAAAATGTGGTTGTTGTACCAAAGGACTGAGATATCGTAAGGGCCGTTATGCGTGATTACTGGGCATGTTTCCACCGCCTGGGCTAACCAGTACCATATCTCCATTTCCTCGGCTGGAGAGAACTTAGGTTGCCGCCCGTTGAAGAAGTCAAAAGAGATAGCGTGGTCAGGTGAATCTGCAAAGCCGATGATATCTATGTGCGACCCGGGAGATTTTGTTTCAACATCAAATGCAACTGGTGCTTTGTGATCAAGCGTAAGCCACTGGAGGTATTGGATAAATTCGCGCTTAGACGGCGACGCCTGCAATACACGAGTATCTTTCGGTAGATCTGGAGTAAGGGAATTTGCATAGGCTTTTCTCAGGTCCATGATAGTTGGGAAGTTAAGCTTCCATTCATCTTCTACTGATTCAGGGGAGTAGGTACAAAGAACTTTCTGCCCCGCGACCAGAGTAGATTCCATCACGTAACCTCGAAAGCTGTTAAGTGATGTCTGCCCGGTAAGTGCAAATAAAGCAGTCCTTCCTAACCCNACNACTATATTCGGCTTGAAGGTTTGAATGTCATGCTTAAGCATGTCGATNTATTTCTGCAGCAACGGCTTAGGCTTNGTACGNTTNGAATCTTCGAAGAAGAATCCTATGTTACTCCCCGGCGGTTGATCTCGACATACGCTAGACAGTAAGCATTTCTCTTTTACTATCGGCGTCTGTTTGAGGAGAAGTTCAAGCATTCTACCAGTCCTGCCCACAAAATTCTTACCGGTATAAAACTCATCAGCTCCGGGTGCTTCTCCAACTAACATCACGGTAGCGTCCGCAGGACCTTCTGTACAAACTTGTGGCGACATATTAATCCTCCGGAAAATTTAAGTAGGCAAAAGTACCATGTAATTCTTTAGCTGCTTTATCGTAGGCTTTAGCGGCTGCAATTGGATCAGTAAAACTACCTATACGCTTACTTTTTCCGTTAAGGGTTACTCTTGCTGCCCATATTTTATCTCGCTTACACCAAGTTACTCCTTTATATTTTCCTTGATTTCTACTGTTTAATAAATTCTGGCGATGCGTACAAACTCGAAGATTTATTCTACAGTTATGCAACCCGTTATGATCTATATGGTCCACTACCTGAATACTTTTTGGGTTCATAATCTGTCTATGCATAAGTACAGTTATATAACCAGACGGAAAAGCTGCTACTTTACGTACAGCATAATAAAGATTTGCAACTTTTCCGTTCCGGCTAGTGTACCATTTATACTTAGAAAGCTCTTCGAAATCTTCATCATCAACCACTACCACCATACCTTGTGTAAGTGGTATCTCTTTCACTATTCTCCTTCCTCTTCAGTTTCAATCGGCTTCGGTATGATATCTTCAATTTCAGGTTTATAAGCAAAATCATTTGCCTTACCACAAATCGAGCACACCCAGCCTTGAGGCACTTGAACTACTGTTGGCTGGCCGTTGGCAGATACAAGACGATTAGCGTATCGTAGTTGCATCGCCATAACAAAGATATCATTCCCACATTTACACTCGATCGAAGGAAGATCGTTAGGATTTATCTGTGTTTGCTGCTGCCTGGGAACCAGTTGCGGACCNCGATTNCTTTTACCATTACGATTCATTTGCATTTGCTTTCCTTTGTGTTAATTAAGTGTGACCAAAAAGAACATTCTCCTAGTTAATGGTACCGTTCTTGATGGCTTCGGCGATCTTGGCCATACGAGCTTGGGCGCTGAGGTAAGCACCGTTGTTAATGTCTACCCCGGTGGCGAAAAGCTTGGCTTTAACCATTGCCTCGATTGAAGCGCCAGATCCCATGAATGGGTCGTAGCCATGCTGACCGGGAAGGGCTGAGCGCATGATGAGGTTAGTAAGAAGAGGAACGGGCTTCTCGTAAGGGTGAGTTTTGGCAGTGGATGGAACGGGTTGGCACTCGACCCAGTCTGGTTGTCCCTGCTTGACAAGGACAGAAGCATCTTTGCGAATGTACATGAACATTTCGTAGCAACTGGATGGCCAGGCTGCGGGGACATTGTTCTGGCCGACTTCGCGCTTGATCCAAATGAGGGGCTTGACATTGACTCGCCAGCCAGCTTTTTGTAAACATTTTCTTAATGATGTGGAAGTGTTCCGGAGCTAGGAAGACATAGCCGTGGGCGTCTGGGGTACAGAAGCGATAAGACTCTTTTGCAAGGGCCTTATAGTATCTGTAGGCGTCTTTCTTTCGATCGGAGATGGTGTAGCCGGAGGAAGTAATGGAGCTACCAGTGACTCCTCCGATGTTGATTGCGGTTTTGTCTGCGTCGATACCGAAGATGGGATCGGTAAGGAGTAGGTGAATCGAGCTGTCAGGCATGCTAGACATATGCTCAAGAGCATCACCAAGGACAAGAGAGAAAGTGTCTTTATTAGCAGAGATAATTTCGGCATGTTTCTTTGCTCCCACGGCGGCGATTGCAAGACGTTGGAGACCTTTTGCTGCCTTAACGATATCGGAGGTTTTCTTTGCTGCTTTGAGTTCAGGGAAGGCGTCTACCATCTCGGCAACTTCGATTTGACGTTCGAGTTGGGATCGGGACATGTTAAGAGTTTGAGCTGTTTGGGCTGTGGTCCAGCCGGAGTTGAGAGAGCCGACGGTAGCTTTTCCGTAGCGAGCTTGTTTGAGAAGGTGAAGATCACGAATGGCTTTGGCTTTCTCAGCAGGGGTAAAATCTTTACGGTGGCAATTGGCTTCGATTTCGAGTTCACGAAGTTCAGCGTTATCGACAACATCTTCGTAAACGCATTTGACCTTTACCCCGGCGAGCATACAAGCTGCAAGGCGTCGGCCTCCGTCGATGAGCTTGTGGTCGCGAGAGATGATGATAGGGAGAATCTGTCGAGTATCCTTGATGGATTTAGCAAGGGCTTCGAGGTCTCCCATTTCAGTACGGTAACGCTCAAGACCTTCGGCAACATGGATGTCAGTTGGATTGAGAAGAGCTATTTCCATTTATTCCTCGATGCTTTCGGTAGTGGAAGGTATATCTATTGTTCTGAGCAGTATGTCAGTATTATAGCCACTTATTTCTTCTTCACCTGTGTATTTCAGCGGAATAAGTTTAAGTACAGTAGCAAGAAAATCCACTACTTGCGTCATAGGCATATCATCAGGGATTTTGTACATATCAGCACTAAATTTGATAGTACGGGCAATAGGCATAGTGAGCTCCTTAGCATAGACCAAGTTGTTTGAGAAGAGCAAATTGATCCTTCGAGACGGTGATTTTCTTTTCAGTCTTTCCTTTGGTTCGCTCCTTTTTTGTGGTTACCTTGGCTACGAGCGTTTCAGCGAGATCGAGATTTCTGCGTTGACAGTAGTTAGAAAAGAATTCGAAACGCTCCTCGTCAGACATGCTGAGGAAATTGGGGTAAAGTTGTTCAAACTTCATTGTACGCTCGATTGAGGGCTTCGGAAAGGACTTCGGTATATGCGTCAAGAATGTCGTCAATTTTTCTTTCAAGGCGCCTTACGTAGTATTGTTCAGCAACTGTAACAGGCTTCTTTTTAAATCGAAATCTGACGGCTAGATTGACTTCTACTCCAAGAACATTCTTTTTGAAAGAATTATCATCGAGTTCTTCGTCAATTCCATCAGGAAAATGGAATTTATCTGGATCGAAGCTATGGAGCATAGAATGCAACATTTGATTAAATCTACAGCGTTCATCATCCATTGTAATCTCCTTATTGACCCGAAAGTTAGTGAAAACACCCTCCCTGCTGGGTTGATTCAGCAAGGAGGGCTTTGCCTTGGAAAGATGCTTACCCGCTTGGCTCTGTTAAGTTAACCTCTAATTCACTCTAGTCGGAAAACACGAAGTATCTTTAGCTAGTTAATTCAACAAAGTTGCAACGGTGCACAGTGTTTTTAGTAAATGAGCTACTTCACATATAAACTCCTAGTTAGGTGTTGGTATCAGTGGTGACAAGATCGGAGTATGTTCAAAAAGAACATTCTCGACGATCTATTCGCGAGCGGTGTCGCGCACGATCTTGGAAACGCGATTGCGGATGCCGAACTGAGCGGATTCTTCGATGTCTACGGAAGCGAGGACAGGGATACCGATCCAGTGTTGTTCGATGATAGCCTGGGCAATGGCCTGTGGGGTGTTCATGGAGATTTTGAGGTCATCAGCCAGGCGTTTCAGGGAGTTGATTTTACCCTGGCGCTTGGTAACGCGGCCGTTGGCTTGCATTTCGGATTCGTCTCCGGGTTTGGGAAGCCAGGCACGGTAGTACTCGTGGGAGCCGTCGACAGGGGTTTCGCCGTCAGACATCATTACGTCGTTCTCGACGAAGCAGAGTTTGAATGCGAGAGCATACTTGGAAGCCTCGTGGGAGACGGCGATGATGTTGGCCTTGTAGGTGCCGCCGGGGATCAGAGGTACGGGTTTGTACTCATCGTTGAGGTTGAAGTCGGAATTGGTAATTGCTGCAGCGGATTCGGCATTGTCAGAGGCGGTTTCGGTGGCGTCTCCGTTGGCGAGGTAGGCTGCAGTTTCTTCAGGTGTCATGTTGGCGTAGTCGGTATTGAGTGTGCTGGCCATGGTTGTAGTCCTTTAATGTTTGATGTTTGAAGTGGTTGATTGGTTAATTACTGCTGTGCTTTGGCTGCTTGGTCTGCTTTGATTTTGGCAATTAGCTCCTTTTGTTTGATTACTGCGTTGCGATAGGCCTGGATCACAGCGGAGTAATTGTTTGGAAGTTCAGGCGGAAGAAGGCTTGCGCGGCCTGACATAGTGCTGCGGGCCTTGTAGTAACCTCGCGGGATAGTGCGAAGGTACCAGGTGGTTTTGTCACCAACTGTGCGAGTGAATGCGCAGTAGACTTCTTCGAAGTAGCCTGGGATGCGGACAGCAAGTTGACCTGTGAGAAGAGGTTCAATGCCGATGATAGCTCCAGTTTCTGCATCTGTTTTGATGTCGAGATGAGCGATGACTATAAGGTTACAAGGGTAGTTAAGGAATCCGCGAAGTTTTCCCTCCATGAGATTGCGGACCATCTGATAGTGGACATTCCAGATAGGGCCGCCGGTGGGACTGCGCTTTGGGTCAAGCTGGAGGGCGCGTTCCATAGCCATATCAGTCATGGCAGTGGTGGAATCGATGGAGACTGAAAGGTATTCGCCAGCAGCGACGGCTTTAGAGACTTCTTTTTCATCGCGCTCGAACTGTGCCCAACCGGCTGCGGTAAGTGGGTACTCGAGGTAATCCCAGCCGGGATAGCGGGAGTAAGTAGAGATCTTCTTATCGAAGTTGAAGACGAATCCTTTCTTGGGAAGGGTTGGGAAAGAAGCGGCAAATTCAGATTTGCCAGTTCCGAAGTCACCGCAGACGAAGTACTTGGTGAAGTCGTCAGATGGGATGTAGTCCCCCGCTGATAAGATTTCGAGTGCCATTAGAGTATTACCTCCCCACGAAGAAGAGCTTGACGACGCAGGTTGCGCTTCGCGGTTTCTTTAGTGATGTCCCAGGGGTCGCCTACGATAAAGTTGTCGTTGTAAATGACATCTTCAAGAGGACGCTGTTGGTCGCATAGCTGGGTGAAAGCGCACTGGCCGAAGGTGTAGCAGTTGTTGAATTCCATTGGCCAGACGTTGTTGGCTTTGCACTGAAGAATACGGGCTGCCGTGTTGATGATTGATAAGCGCCATTGTGTGAGATCGTAGGCGGTGTAGACTTCTGGGATGCGGTCGAAGTCGATTTTTGGTTTGCCGTAGTCTCCAGTGGTACGGGACTTGTAAGCGGAGAGGTGATGGATGATGATAAGAAAACCATCAGGAATGATCTTGAGCTTTTTGGAAGCAGCGTAGGAGTAGCCGATAAACTGAGGGGATCGGCGGAGTTGCCCAGCCATACGACCAATAGCTTGGCCGGTAGTCTTATGGTCAATAATCCAGGGCTGGCCGTTGAGTTCGACTTCAAGGTCAATCATGCCAGTGAAGATGAACATGGGATCTTCCCATCCGTTCTGCATGTTGGCAATACGAGCTTCGTTTTCTGTCTCTGGCTCAATAGGAATCTCGAATGCCTGCTCGGACTCGAGAATTTTAAGCATCCCTTCATCCATTACGAAGTGGTTCATGTAAGCAAGAAGAGCTTGAAGTAGATTAGGAAGATTTCTGTAATCATCGTAGAAGGTCTGGGATTTGGAGTATTCTGCCCATTCCATGCGGGCGGTTAAGACAGCGATTTCAAGAGCTTTACCGTCGCGTGTCCAGCCATGCTCTGCGATGTGACTGTAGAAAGCGTCCATAGCTGCGTGCCAGACAATGCCGTAGCGAAGGGCTGTGGAGCCGATTTTGGGTTTAAGGTGACGCTCATGCTCCCAGTAGTATTTGCGAAGGCAACTGGCAGCACAGGAACGCTTTGTGTTATCGAGACGAAGGATTTCTGGAGATAGTTCGCCTGTAGCAGCATTCATGATAGACTCCTTTTATTAGGACTGTCGTTGTTGTCGCTGCTTAAGCAAGCGAGATGGTCATGATGATAGAATTGTAACTTTTCTGGATAATGGCAGATACAGAGCAAGAGAGGTAAATATCATTGTCGAGGAGAGTGGAGAAGATCTGAGAGTGGGTTGCTGGTATGTAGCCAAGTTTGTGCTCTTGGCCTTTGGGATCGACAAAGATGATTGCAACGGCGAATCTGTCGTGCGGGTTGGTAGCTTCACGGAAAAGGCGAAGCGGATTGCCGACTGCGAGGGTGACGTTTTTAGCGTCATAGTGTTTAGTGCCGGCAACGGGAAGGACTGCGAGAATTTTGCTTGTGTCGTTCATTGTCTTATCTCCTAGATACAGCCTCTGTTAGGCTAGTGAGGAGAGGTTGAAAGTAACTGACCAAGGGCCGGTTAAGACCCTTGGCCAACTGCTGGTGCCGATGGAATAAGTTAGGCAGAGATGCCAGGAATTTTGATTCCCAGAGAAGCCATGAGCTGCTTGGCGGCTTCTTTCTCTTCCTCGGAGAGGTTGGAGAAATTGGCGGCAACGTCTTTGAGAGAGACCTTGGGAGTTGCCGGGGCACGGACAGTCCAGTCTCCGGACTTGATACCTTCCCAGACCTTCTCGATAGCTTCTTCGGCGTCAGTGCCGGACTTGCCAGCAGCGGAGTCACCGAGCTTGTGGCCGAGGCCGAAGGGGATCAGTTTCTGCTGGATGTCGGCGGGAAGATCAGCAGGATCGAAGATCATCTGACCCTTGGCGCCGCCCAGGACGGTGATGGCGACCTTGCCAGGAAAAGCTGCGAGGTCTTTTTCCAGTTTGCGGCCGCGCTTCTCAGTATCACCGTTGGTTTCGCCAGGGGTGGAGGTTACGGTTACTTCTACGGTTTCGACGGTTTCGACTTCGGACATGGTAGTCTCCTTTCTCCTTTTGGGTGGTTTCAGGTACTTCTGTTTGGTTACGCTTACGAGCCATTGTAGCTCCTCCTTGGGTTAAGACGATCGGNGGTGGACTTGATTTCCGCTGATCGCCATCGTTCATCGTGATTTGGTTATCGCATGAATTTTTAAGCGTGTCAAATTAAAAATTGCAGGTTCACGAGATTTCTTTTTCGAGCCCGGCGGCGATTTGCGCTGAGATATTTTCAGGAAAATCGTTATTCACGAAGCGGGATTGTGGTTTTTGAACCTTGGTATCGTTGCTGTAATCGTAAAAGGCAAAGATAAGCTCAGCGGCGTCGTTAAGAACACTGGTATCGATTCCTGTAAGAAATGTTTCGAGAATAGCTTTGGTGCAGGTGAGTTTGGAAACGCCGGAGCGGTGAAGGTTAAGGAAACGGTTTAGGTCTTTCTGGTTCATAAGTTTAGATCTCCTTTACTTAAGCTCGTAAGCTACGGTTTAAAAATACTAGCTCGTCTAATTCTATCTGCTTTTCCGTCTTGCAACAGTTTCACGATCTATTGACATATTATATCCCCTTTAATTCGTATGCTACAGTGCAAATTGGTATACCTCCTGATGTTTTTATTGGTTCGTGCTTTACAGTTAGAACCCGTCCGATAAGCGACTCCCGGCGCTTCCAGTATTCAATACGTTTAGGCTTAGTAAGCTCTCGGCCAGTACCTACAAAAAACCTGGTCCCGTCGTGACCCTGGACTTCGAAGGAGCCGAGCATACCTTCTGCCCACCCAGTTCCCTCCTTATAACCAACAATAAGGTAATCGTCTTTCTCGGATGGTTTGTATTTAAGGATATGAGAAGGTCGCTTGGCCACCCCGGTTCCCCCAGGATTTGTATAAATTCCTCTTGGGTGCCGGATGATGATACCTTCGTAGCTGTGTTGGATATAAACAGCACAAGCTTCCATCCAGTCCTCGATATCTATAATACTAAAGTCAACTTTCTTGATATGGGAGTATGAGAAAAGATCGTGCTTTTGCTCGAGATCGTTTAGGAGTTGAAAACGTTGCCACTGCTCGGATTCTTCCTGAATATCGAAGATATGAGCTTCAAGATGGATAACTTCGGGGTTGCGGTTCTTGGTTCTTCGAAGAGCAGAGTCAATGCGCTCGCGGGGCCAGCCGTGGACATAAATCTCCCCGTCGAATGTTGGCTGAAGTCCGGTTCTCTTTGCAAAATCAGCTAGTTGGTCCTGCAAGTGCTCAAGAAAACGGAACTCGTTTCCATAAGAGCTGATGAAGTAAGGACGATCGAAGAACCACTGAACACGAAAGCGTTCTCCATTCAGTTTAGGCTGCGTAAAGGTCTTGCCGTCAAGGTGACATTGGGCAATCTTCTTAGAATTCGCGGGTTGGCAGAGTTGAATTCCCTGCCGCTCAGCTAAGTAGGACATTTACCAACCTCCTTTCTTTTACGTGCAGTTGTATAACGTTTTCTAGCTGGCTTCGGCGGACGACAACTTTCGCAATTTGCGTACCTTTCATAGGGATATTTAAAAGTATGCCTTGCCGCAGGTTTTACAAACAAACTCCTGAAGGCCCCGAGGGGCCTCCTTTTCTTTAAGGTTAAAATACCCACCTAAACTATCTCTTTCCGCAGTTTCGGCCATAATGCCTTTATTTCCTCCTCAGTAAACACGATTCCTTCAGACTCCTCGATTTCTGCCTTAGTCCACCCGTCATCTATCATCAACGAGTATCTGCGATATCGCTCAGCGTCATTCTGAATACCCACTCGAAAAATATTTCCATCTGGATCTTTAATAAAGCCAACATAAGGATTAGCTGCGCTTCGCTTTAAGTACACCCAATGCCTATTGTCTTTAAACGCCTTTGACAGCGAAAGCGTCGATGCCTCGATAGGATTTAATTCCCTTAGGAGCTTAAGCTCCTTCAACAAATCCCTGTAAAAAGAATCCTGAATCTCCCGCGTTTCGCACTGAATATACAACGATTGTCCTGTCGTTAGCTTCTGTGCTTGACTTATCCAGTCATACGCAATGCTTGTCTGCGGTGTTGAAGTTGCCATTTAACAGTTATCTCCTTTCTTTGCTTCTTGCTCCATTGGAATCCCAGGTACACCAGATTTCTTCCGAAGCACGGATACCTTTACTGCACGTAAAGATGTTGCTTGTTCTAAAATCTTAGTAATCAACATAGGCTTTGTCCAATGGCGCAGGTTGTTTTTACAGCTAATACACGAATTAGTTGCACGGACTTCCCATCTGTCCGGAACAACACTTTGTTCATGCACTTTCCTTGCTTCCAGATAAACCTCATTCCTTCGGTTCGATCTTACCATATTATAGATATCTATCGAACAATCTCCGCATAATTTACAATCTGTAATAATCCCGAGGGTGTAAGTTTTCAGCGTACTTGATACACGTACTTTCGGTCTTGCTTCGGTATCCGTACGAACTACAGTTTTAGTCGGGCTCGGGCGAATGCCTAGTTTACTAGCAAGCGCCCTTTCCGCTTCCCCCATTGCATCCCACTTTTCCTGACTCAGCGTTACTGTAGCCATGCTTAGTTCCTTTCATAGCAGTATGCCCAAAAAGAACATTCTTACTATTTTGTTTAAGTGACGGGGTGTCCTTTTTTGGCTATGGTGTGGTGACAGTCTGGGCAAATTTCTGCAAGGCGTTCGGATGTGATTTCCTCAAGGTCGATTTCTGTGCGGTCTCCGAGGAGATAGACGGTGAAGGAAGTTATGTACATGGGTGGAGATGGACGTTCTGATAAGGCTGCAACGCGAAAGGTGTGAGTTGTGTCGGGTCTGCCAGTGCAGAGTTTTCCGCAGTGGTCACATTGGTATGCTTTAGCCATTGGATTACTCCTTGTTTTTAACTAAAAGGTCTACGTTAGAGATAACGGACATAAGACGCTGACGGCGTTGCTCAGGGGTTTCTGGGCCAGAGCCGAAGTCGATTGGCTCGGTCTTGGTGCTTGGTGTGTTAGCGCAAGATGGTGGGATTGGAGAAGGTGGAATGATATTGCGCTTAGACGATTGAATAGGGATTACGGTGCCGTCAGGGGTAATGATGCAAGGAGTTGACATAGGACGTGTCTTGGTAATGGTGAGGGAATAGGTGTTAGTTTCTAAATCTGTATGTTTGGAGCAGACGATAGTGTCAGCTTCGGCAACGCCGAAGCTCTCCGCGTAACGCTGCTTTTCATTGTAAAAGCGAACGCGGAAGGATTCACGCTGAGATTCGGAGCCGAAGGTAAGAGGGATCTTGGAGCCCTCGGGCATACTGACAGCAGCGTCGAATATGTCCTTTACGATTGAAGTAGAATTGACCACAGACATTAGTTTTCCTCCGTTTCAGGTTGGGTAGTTGAGAGACAATCTTCTGCAATAACGCCGACTGCAGCGGCAGATACTTTGCAATCATCGCAGATGAGGTCGAAGTTCGAAGTTATGCCGCTGTTGCAGATAAGACATGGACAAGCGCGAACTTCGGTTACTATGGATGAAATGGAACCTTTGGTTGTTTGGAACTTGCCGTTTAATGGTACTCCTAGTTTAGCAAGGGAAGCTTCGATGAAAGCTTCGGTGCCTTCATAAGTTAGAACACGGACGAGTTTAGACATGATGGTTGCTCCTTAGAGGAGGGTGGAGTTAAGTGGAAGCCCGAGAGCTTCCTCGAAGAGGTTGTGGAATTGCTTGACTGCGTAACCAGACTGGAGCATCTTGTTTCGTAAGGCCTTTAGTGATGTTTTGTCAAAGATGTATTCAGTTCCCTTAATGAA